AGAAGGCAGGCCTGCGCTGTCAACCGTTCCTGTAGCCTGTAGCAGCATACGCTCAAAGTTCTGCGCTGCAGCTGCTGCGTTGTTATCTGTTTGACCGAACTTAAAGGGATACAAGATCTCAGAAGGAGCACCGTTGGTCAAGATAGCCTTACCGGGCTTGATCTCAAACTTAGCACCACGAGGAAGTCTTGTAGCATCCATGGCAATCATGGGAGCTGTGGTCAATGCCAAAGAATCCATGTGAGCACGAAGCTGACCATCAATGGCCTTCTGCATGTTGTAAGCCTTCTCAGCTGTACCACGGCCCCAGAAGCGTCCGGGAACTGTATCATCTTGATAGGCAATAACTGGACGATCCTTCATCATGTAAGGATTTGCCTCAGCCTTTAAAAGGATCGAATCGTTGGCAATAACAATAATAGCTTCTACCAAGTCAGCATACTCTTCAGCTGCTGAACCTTCAGGGAACAGATCGGCATACTCTTCTGAGTCCTCACCATCCAAGTATTCTTTAGGAACTAGGCCGTAATAAGTGATCAACTTAACCTTATCATCTTGATAAGTCTGTAGATCCTGTGTTGGCTCTAAGTCTTCATCCTCCGAAGCAGTGGTGATGTCGACCTTCTTATAAATGCCTCGCTCAATAATCAGCATTAGGATCAATAAGAAAGTTTTTAGGGTTAACTGGTTTAATCTTGACCGCAACTCTATCTTTTTCTTCAACACCAATAGCGGCTGCATTAGCAATACCGGGAATTGCTTGAGTCTTAGGAACGTATTCCTTCTCAGTCTTAACAATAAGCTCGCCAATGCCTGTACCATAAATCTCAGCCATCAATTCAATCTGATCAATAGACTTCTTAATCTTATCTTTCTTGAAGTCTTCCATCAGTTGAAGTTTAATCTTTTCAACATCAAATGAATTACCATCTACATCTTGAATGTCATCTTCAATGTCAAAGAATTCACCTTGACCAAAGATAGCTTCCATGATCTCAGCGTGGCGAGTCTCAATAGCTTGCTGAGTGGCTGGGGAGATAATACGTGAGCGTTCACTCTCACGAGTCTTATCCTCAGCAGCCCAGATGCCTCTGAAGACACGCTCATACTCCAACCACAAGTCCATGTAGTTAGCGTCACGGTGATCACGCCAGCGAGTAATGTGCTGAGTCACCCACGAGGTAAGCTCTTTCTCAGCCTCTGTAGGTTCCTCAAATGAGCTTTCATCCTCATTGAACTTATCGTTAGTAATAGCCATTGTATTCCTTGTTACCATTTAACTTTGTTAGCCCAGTAAGCTGCTGACATCTTGCCTTTAGCTATGTTCTTAGCGTGCCTAGCCTTAAAAGCTTCGTTACGTTTAGAACCATCTGGACTTCCTGTAACACCTTGCTGTCCAAAGCGAATCAACTTAACATCTTCACCTTCTTTTGCTAAGACTGCATGACTCTTACTTGGATGTCCGGGAGTTCTCTTAGGTTTGTTATAACCTTGGAATTCTTCACTACCTCTTTTAATAGCCATCTTCAGAGTCCTCTGTTGAATCATCTAAGGCATTATCATCAATCTCAACTTTGCTCGATGTAATAGGGCCTCCAACCAACCACGCACTACAAGTCCTATCAGCTGCACACTTAAAGTCAAAGAGTTCACAGAAACCTAACTTAGCTGAATCTATGACATCCTGAGCGAAGCTATCAGTCTCTTTGTCAATCCCAGATCTGATACATTCCATCATCTCAGGTGTCTGGATAAACGCTGAGCAATTACCACATCGCATTGACTTAGCTTGAGCTACGCTTGTTTGCCACTCATTAGCCCTATCATTCCAGAAAGCTCCATTAAAGAGTTCAGGATTAGCGGGACCATAGCCTACATTCTTAAAAGCCCAGTCACGCTTTTTAAGGTTCTCTTTAATGTCTTGTGTTTCAATAGGGCATTGCATATAATTTAATATCCTGATATTGGATCTAAGACCTCATACTCATCATCTTCGTAGTCTTGGTTGTAACTTGTAATAGCTAACTGGTCAATGTAACTTAAAGCATCTACCAAGTCATCATGTACACCTGCTGTAGGGAACATAACTAACTGATCTTTAAACTCACTCCAGTCTTCCTTCTCATTGAAGGACACCCTTCCATGTTCCATACGACCTTGTAAGCTCCAGACAACCCTATCAGTTTTCTTCTTATTCCCGTGAGTTAAATCCTGTATGTGAGCGTAGATGTTATTCTTTCTCATCAAGTCATTCAGGTATGGCAATACAGCATTCTTCAATGCTCCTCGCTCAATACCTATGCTTGTAGGTTCAAAGTCTCTGATCACCTTTAAGATGTTAACTGCAGTCTCTCTGATATCCCATCTACCGTGCTGGATCTTGTGCACCCACCAATCACCATTATCTTCTAACTTAACAACTGCAATAGCTGTCTCGTCTAGCCTCTTCTTAGAAGCACCTGCATTCTTACCAACCTCTTCAAAACCAGCTAAGTCAATGGCTACAATGTAACTACCGTACTGAGGTTCTTCAGCTAGCTTAAACCATTCCTCTTTAAAGACATCAGCTCCTGCAGTATCGAAGCTAGACAAGTACTCCTGCTTGAATGCAAAGGAACTGAGTGTACGCTTTGCAGCCTCAATCTCCTTAGGATCAATGGTCTCGTTATCCTGCGTAGTGAAGTGCCATGACTTCCATTCATCGTCTACTTCTTTACCAAGGTTAAAGATGTCATAAAACCAATTTCTACCAGACGGTGTGCTAATAAATAAAGCTCTACCTTTTTTGTCTGATAGCGATGCTCGTATAACCTTTTCCCAGATGTCCTGCTTAATAAACGCACACTCATCAAGAACTACATAAGTTAATGAAACACCACGTAGAGAGTCAGGATTATCAGCTCCTCTAACCAAAATCTTACGACCGTTAACAAGTGTTATTTCCAAGTTGTTAACGTGACTGGATTTAATTACAGGCCTTCCAATGTCATGTAACAGATCCCATAGAATCGACCGGGCTTGCCCTAGAGTAGGGGCAATATACATTACCGCAGATCCTTCAGGACAATTCAATGCTTCAATAAGCAAAGACACTGCTGACAGTCTAGACTTACCACAACGACGACCAGCTGCAACTACCTTAAAGCGGTGTGTATCTCTAAAGACGTTCTGTTGCCAGTTTAAAAGTTTAAAGTTTAGTTCAGTCATGCGTTGAGTAATTTCCATATTTTTCTAGATACTTAACTGCTTTTAACAATAAGGTAGGACTATCTTTTAAATGTCCTATACCTCGGTTGCAGTTAGTACAGAGTACGCCTCTTACTTCGTTTGTTTCATGGTTATGATCTATATGTAAGTTGTCAGTACTTCCACACAGTTCACATTCTTTTTTAAGATTGTCAGCTTCCTTAGAAGTTATTCCGTATCTTTTTTTGTAGTGAGCATTCCTACACTGCTGTAAAATACATACTTTACAGTACGTAGACAATCTATCTTTTGTTGTTTTATGTTTATAGAAGTTGTCTACTTGTTTTACTTCTTTACAACAGTTACATTGTTTTTCTATCATTGTTTCTCCTTTCGAGAGAATAAAAACAGGTGTTTAGACACACGCACCTGTAACGTGTCGAAAGCCCATTACTGGGTGTCTATATCCGTTATATCTTCTACTGTCTCCAGTGTAGGACTATTAAGTCCTGAAATATTAATCGATATGCTGGGCATACTACCACCACTCTTAGCTGTATCAAAGACTGAGGCTGGTAAGATCCTATCCATAGCTAACTTGATAGCTGCCATCTGTCCGGGATGTTCATCATTCAAGGCTATCTGGATCATCTTATCAAGAATCCTAGTACCACCGGTATCACCTACAGGTCTACCTACTTTATTCTTAGTTCTGTTCTTAACCGCTTGTAGATCACTCTTAGGTGGTCTACCTTTTCCACGTAGTTTGGGAGACACAATACTAACAGTTTCTTTTGTTTCTTCAGTCATCTCGTCTTTGTCCTATATAGGGAGACTTTAACATATAGTACTATATAGTACTAAGACATTAACATTAACAGTACATAGACATAAATATTAACAGTACTTATAATAGTTATTTATATTAATATACTTATAATATTACTTATAACAGTGTATTTAACTTCTATGTTCCCTTTCCAAGGTGTACGTCTTCGACTATACAGACTAGCCTTAGAAGTCAACCTAAGAAGTGGGGTCAGGCTTCTTAGTAAACACAATTATTTCCTATGTAGAATATTATACACTATGTTTGTCTATTTGTCAAGTCTTTTCTACGTTTCACTGTAAATATTTTACTTTTTTGTTCACTTTAGAGTCTACACTCTAATTCTTACATAGCATTCATACTACATTTAAGGTACTTTGTAGTTCTTGTTAGTTTTACTTTGTAGATCAAGTACTTATCCTAGTTTGATCTGTCCCTAATTAATCTCTTTAGTTTTACTTTTTTGTGTACTTTGTAGGCTCTTTTCTAGTTTTACTTTTTTGTGTACTTTGTAGGCTCCCACAAAAGTAATCACTAAGCAGTACCCCTCCCCCCGTAACTTTGCAGTCACACCGAAGTAAGCACTCACTTTGCAGTACACTATAGGTAGTGTTAGTAAGTACTCACATACATTATAGGTAGTGGTGTCGGAAAAGCGACATGTGAGGGACGGTGTAGCACCCTCTGAAGTATTTTTGAAGCCCTCTGAAGTACTCAGGGTTAACCCTTAGTAGTACTATAAAGCCCTTAAAAGCATAGGGTTATTATAGTCTTATATAAGACATAAGATATAAGACACAAAACATAGGGTTTATACGTAAGGGTTTAAACTTTAAAAATAAATGTATTTGTAAGGTTCACGTAAGATTCAAGGTAGATACTCTATCCATCGAAACACAAAACCTAAGGGGATCAACATGCTAGATAAATTATTAGATATCGTTTTAGCTATTGCAATAGGCTTATGCTTATGCATGGGCATGTTAGCGTATTTTGACGTTTTAACCAAGTAAAGGGGAATTACCGTGCAAATTAAGATCTTTTC